GCAGACGATGTCATAGCGGTAGACGAAGCGTGCGACCGCTGGTTGAAGCGGCGCTACGAAATGCGTCAACGCCGGAGGGAGCGCAATGAGCAGCGCACAGTGGATCGTGTTCCTCGCCCTGATGGCAGCGCTGGCGCTGATGGCGCTGGTAGCAAATGACGACGACGACAATTTTGTATGAAAACCACCACCACACCTCAAAGCCCAAACACCGAGAAGGCTGTCCTTGGTAGTCTCATGGCCGAGCCGAAGCTCGCCGATGAGATTGCCGGTCTGCATGGCGATCTTTTCTACACCCCAGCGCACCGCGCAGTCTTTGACGCCATCAACGAGATCCGCGCAGACGGCGGCGTGCCGAACATTATCGCGGTCACACAGCGCCTCGACGCGCAGGGAAAGCTGGCGAGTGTTGGCGGCGCCGGAGAGGTCACCGACCTGCTCTCGCGCGCGACCGGCGGATTAAGCGCGCTCGAATATCACGCGCAGACTTTGCGCGATTGCTACGGCCGTCGCTCGATCATCTCCGCGGCCATCGCCATGCAGTCCGCGGCACAAGACATGGCTGCCAACGCCGACGAGGTGCTGCAGTCCGCCGGAGAGAGTGTCTTGTCGCTCAGTCTTGGCGCTCCGACCGACTCGATGCGCAGCGCGGCCGACATCGTGCCATCGCTGCTCGAAGAGCTGGAAGCCCTGATGGACAACAAGCAGACCTTGGGACTGAAGACCGGCTTTGCCGACTTCGACCAAGTGACCGGCGGTCTGCGCGGCGGCACGTTGGCGATCATCGCAGGACGACCGGCCATGGGTAAGTCGGCCTTGATGATGAACATGGCGGACAACCTCACCCGCCGCAGTGTTCCTGTCCTTTACTTTAGTCTCGAAATGCCAGCGACCGAGCTGGCCGCTCGCGTAGTGCTCTCGCGCGCGAACACCAACACCGAGCTGGTGCGCAACGGCTTTGTCGATCTGGCTGGCAAGCGCCGGATCGGTTCTGCCGCCTTGGATTTTTCCGGCGAACCAATGTACATAGATGACCGCTGTGGGATGTCACTCTTGGACATCCGCGGACGCGCACGACTCGCGGTGCGTCGCTGGGGCGTGAAGATCATCTTCGTCGATTACCTGCAGCTCGTCTCGCACGCCAACGCCAAGTCGCGCGAGAACGAAGTCGGCTTTGTTTCGCGCGGACTAAAAGCGATGTCCATGGAGTTGGGCGTGCCAGTGGTCGCCGCTGCGCAGCTCAACCGCCAAGCGGAGAACCGGCCCGACAACCGGCCGAAGCTCTCCGATCTGCGCGAGTCAGGAAGCATTGAACAGGATGCCGATTTGGTCGCTCTCGTTCACCGCCCTGCCTACTACGCGGTGCAAGACGAGGAGCCGGAGCCGCAGGACGCGGAGTTAATCATCGCCAAGCACAGGGCCGGACGCACCGGCACCTTGAATATGACATGGCGTCCGAGCCTGACGCGCTTCGGCGGCAAGTCTGAGCCGACCAACATCGTGCCTGCGCCGCGGCTGACCGACGAGGGCAACAGCGTCTACGCACCGGATAAACAACTCTGGGAGGCCATTAACGAATGATCAACTCCCGCCAGAAGGGCGCGTCGTTTGAGCGCGAAGTCGCCAAGGCATTGACCGCCGAAGGTTTTCCGGCAAGGCGGGGCGCACAAGTCTCGCAGGGATCTTGGGGGATCTCCGCACCAGACGTTGTTGTGCCCTGCCTTCCGGCTTGGCACTTCGAGTGCAAGCGGCATGGCCGCGCTCGCTTCGACCTTGATGCGGCTATCGCTCAAGCCTACCGCGACGCCGAGCGAAAAAATTGTGCCGTGATCCATCGCAAGGATCACTGCCGCATGCTGGTCACCCTCACGTTCGAGGATTTCTGCGAACTCATGCGCCACAGCGATTTTCCCATCCAACCAAAAACACCAACCACAAACACACATGAATAAAACCATAACAACACCCGCGGGCATCGCTCGCTATCCCCGCCTCAACTCGCCGGACACCAAGTTCAGCGAGGAAGGCCAATACAAAGTAGACCTCGAAATGTCTCAGGAGGACGCAAAGCCCTTCATCGAGCAGATTGAGGCCATGTTCGCCGACTTTGTCGCCGTCAAGAAAAGCGAACTCAAAAAGGACAAACTCAAGATTCACGCAGCGCCGTGGACTGAGAACGACGGCATGGTTCAGCTCAAGCTCAAGGTGAAGGCCACCGGCAAGAGCAAGGACGGCGAGACGTACACGCGCCAGCCGAAGCTGTTCGACGCCTCCGGCCAGATCACCAACGAAAACATCGGCGGCGGCTCGAAGCTCAAAATCGCTGTCGTTCCCTACATGTGGTACACGGCGAGCTTGGGCGCCGGAATCACGTTGCAGCCGAAAGCGGTCCAAATTCTGGATCTCGTTACTTGGAGCAGTGGCGGAACGGCTGAAAGCTACGGCTTCGAGGTCACTGAAGCTCCGCGCCAAGCCGCCCGCACCGGAACGGATAACGAAGACATCGAGTGGTAATGTCTGCCACTCGCACACGCAAACCGGCAAAGGGCAAGGCGGGGAAACCCGCCGAGCCTGCGCCGGAGCGCTTTACCGCGGACGGACGCAAAATCGTACGTCTGGAGAAGCTGAAGGCGCACCAGAAGTATATTCTGAAAGACGGCACGCAGGTGGTCGGCGCCAGCACCATCGCCAAGATCGGCGACGATCAAAGCAACCTGATTCATTGGGCGTGGAATCTTGGCAACAAGAACGAGGACTACCGAAAGGTAAGAGATAGGGCCGCGGACATCGGGACGATCACGCACTTTGCAATCGAGTGCTTCTTCCATGGCTGGGAGCCAGACCTCTCGGAGTTTGCACCGGCCGACATCGAGAAGGCAGCAATTGCTTTCGAGAACTTCTTGTCCTTCTGGGAGGAGCAAGGTCTCACTGTGCTGGAGCCGGAAGTGCAACTCGTCAGCGAGCAACACTTGTTTGGCGGCACTATTGACGCGCCGTCTGTCGACAAAGAAGGCCGCATCGTGTTGCTCGATTGGAAAACATCGAGCGGCATTTACCTGAGCCAGAAGCTGCAGCTCGCAGCCTACGAGCGGTTGTGGAATGAGAACCGGCCGGACCAGAAAGTGCAGCGCCGAGCCGTCGTTCGCATCGGTAAGGAAAAGTCCGACGACCACAGCATCGAGTGGATGTTCAGCAGCGACAATGAGTGGGAGCTTTTCGAGGCCCGCCTCAACCTTCACTACAAAACGCTTCGCTATAAGAAAGCTGCCTGATGCCGAGGCGCAAATACATAGCCATCGTTCGTCGTAAACTGGGCCGCGAGAAGGCGGACGGTCTTACGATGGGCGATGGCCGTGTATTTATCGATGTGAGGCAGTCCGGCATTAACGAGATGGACACCATACTGCATGAGCTGCTGCATGATTGCTTTCCGCACCTGAGCGAAGAAGCTGTCGCCGATGCGGCCGGAGTCATGGCGCGGAGCATGTGGAGGGACAAGTGGAGGCGCGTGATCGAATGAGCGACACACCGGAAACAGATGCAAATTGTTGGCGCGAGGGAACCAGCGAATGGGCGGCTGCTAATTTCGCCCGCAAGTTGGAACGCGAGCGCGACGAGGCGCGGGACTTATCCGCCGCGCTGCAACTCAAGTGCAACATGATGCAGGCCGCGCTTGATGATTGGGACAACGCCGTCAAGCACGTTGAGGCCGACCATGCAGGCGAAGTGCATTGTGGGTGCGTTCCAGTCTTGCGAAAGCTGCTGACAGAGGCGCGGGACACAGTTTTCCGCCTACGCAAGCAGCGGGCCATCGCACGCAACTTTGGTGAGCAAATGGAACGCGAGCGCGACCACTGGAAGTCCGAAAGCCTAGAGCAAGCCAAGCTCCTCGCCATGTCCGCCGACCGTGAGGAGAAGCTGCGCTCGCAACTCCAAGACGCAGAAATCCGCGCGCTTTACGAGCAGCGGCTCAAGAACACTTACAAGAAAATGCTCAAGCCATGACTAGCGCCATCCTCATCGCCGTTGTCGGCTTCATTTACTTCGCCGTGGCTATCGACCAGTTCTGCATCCAGCACAACTTTTGGAACGGCGTTATTTGGGCTGGCTACGCATTTTCGCAGATCGGCCTATGGCATGTAACCGTTCAGCCCTGACTTCATGACACGCGCAAGAGACATGTACGATTTAAGCTACGAGCCGAGTGATTCACCGGAGGTTCGCGCCCTGATTAAACAGGCGCGGGACTCACATCACCGCGCGCTTGAAATGCGCTCAACAGACAAGCTGCCAAAGCTGCTCAAGGCGTTTGCCGAGCGTAAGGCAAAAAAATGACTTTTAATCTGACGGCAAAAGCGGGTTCGTGCAGGCGCGCATGGTGGTGCGTGTCTCGGAACAAACCGGTATGCCCAGCCCCGCGGAGCACGACCAGCGGGGCGCCGTCAAACTTTATAGAGCGCAAGGGAATGCGGCGGACGTTGTGGTCTGGTCATTTCATTACCCCTGCCCCTGTAACCGCATAAAACAGGAGCCGCTCTATGTATTTTGAAACTGAACAGCACCGCGAGGTCGAGGCGCGCATGCTGCAGGAGGTCGCCGACAAATACGGCTACCAGATCGAGCTTTGCAGCAAGGCGTATCCGGTGGATGCCGTCTTCATGCGCGGTGGCGTGGCAAAGCGCTTGGTCGAAGCGCGCCGCCGTTACAACTCGAAAGACGCATATCCGACGCTTTTGTGGAGTCTTCAGAAATACGTTAATCTTGCGCAATACAGCCAGATCCTGCCGACCACGCTTATTGTCGAATGGACCGAGGGCATCTACGCGCTCGATATCACGCGCAAAGCATATCCTGTCGTCTACATGCGGCGACCCAACGGCCGGTGCGCCGCGGATAACGAGCCGTGCGTTGGCATTCCGGTCTCGGACTTCAAGGTGGTCATCGAGAGGGGCGCCAATGATTAGCTGGGCACCATATCCCATGCGCGCCGAGGTCAGCGGCGTCGGCACCGCGTGGCTGCTCTATGTGCAGCCACAGGGCGGCATGGCGAACGACATCTGGACGTTCGTGCCGGAGGCCGGAGGGCAGCCGCTGCACGTCCGCACCGACCAGTTTCATTTTTCTGAGAATCCGACTTTAGACATATCAAATTTGGGCGCCGACTCGGCATAAGCAGTTAAGGCTCTGGGAGGGGCCAAGCGCCAACCAGTCGGCGCCCATTACATTTTAGAGGGGAGAGCGCAGCGGAGTCTGCGCAGAGGGAGTGAACGAGCAGAAACAACGGTTTCAGCCGACCGAGCACCCTGTCATGAAGATCGACACCGATCTTCTGAGCAAGTTGGGGCCGGAGGAAGGCTGGCAGTATCTTAAAACGAGGGAAGAGCTGATTGCGCGCGAGGCGAGCGATCCGTTCCGCTTTGGCTATGTGCCGCCGCTGTGGAAAAAGGCGAGCGAGTTGCTTGAAAAACACCGCGAGCTGCTCGTCATGGGAGGAAACAGGAGCGGAAAAACGGAATGGGCGGCGAAGGAAGTCATTAAATTGATGCACAGCAAGGCCGGAGCCGTCGTCTGGTGCTTCGCTGAGACCTCCGCGACCAGTATTGAGTCGCAGCAGCCGCGTCTGTGGAAGTTTATGCCGCCCGAATGGCGCAACGCGCGCAAAAATCAAATCACAAATATTTCCTATACGCTGAAAAATGGTTTCTCAGAGGCCAAATTTTGCAGCCCAAATGGAAGTGTCTGCATTTTTAAAAATTACGCACAAGATTTAAGTGTCATAGAAGGCGCGGAGCTGGATATGGCATGGTGTGACGAGCTGGTCGGTCTGGATTTACTCGAAACGCTGCGTTTTCGCCTCGTAGACCGCAACGGCAAGCTCGCGGTGACGTTTACGCCGGTGCAGGGCTACAGCCCGACCGTTGCGTCGTACCTTAACGGCGCCAAAACCATCGAGGAGACCGACGCCGAGCTGCTTCCGCGGCATTCCGACAAGGAAGGCGAGAAAATCGTCACCGGATACGAGCAAGTTCCGATCCTGCAGATGAGCACGCGCAACCGTCCGGTGCTTTACTTCCATACGCGCGCCAATCCATGGGCCGGATGGTCCCGCATGAGTAAGGAGCTGCAGAACGAGACGCGCGAGAAGATATTATGTCGCGCCTACGGCGTTCCGACCAAGGCCATCAGCGGTCGCTTCCCGCTCTTCAACGAGCGAGTGCATGTTATCCGTCACGCCGACGTGCCGGAGGGCACGCGGTATCACTGGGTTGATCCGGCCAGCGGTAGAAACTGGTTTCAGCTCTGGTCCGTCCACGACTCGGCCGGTCGCTGCATCATCTACCGCGAATGGCCAAGCATGGACGACTACATCCCATCGATTGGCTATGCCGGAGAGTGGGCGCTGCCGGACGGAAAGAAGATGGACGGAAAAGCAGGACCGGCGCAAAGCGACTTCGGCTTTGGCCTTGAGCGCTACGTCGAGGAGATCAAGCGCGTCGAGAACGGCGAGAAGATCTTCGAGAGATACATGGACAGCCGCTTCGGCAACGCGCCGACGCTCGCTCGCGAGATGCCGACGACCCTGATTGATGAGATGGGCGAGCTAGGCGTGGACTTCCTCGCCGCACCGGCCGACTCGATTGACGAGGGCGTCGCCATGGTAAACTCCATGCTGCACTACAACCCCGAGCAGCCGGTCAACGCGCTCAACCAGCCGAAGCTCTACATCTCGGAGCGCTGCAAGAATACGATCTATGCGCTGGCGACGTATACCGGAGCGGACGGCAAGAAGGGCGCGACGAAAGATCCGGTTGACTGCGTCAAATTCATTGCGCTGTCCGGCGCCAGCAATGTGGACGGCGAGACGCTGATGTCCCGAGGTGGAGGGAGTTACTAATGGCTCCCAGCGGAACAGTTCCCCCACCTCCGCGCACCCGCCCATGGCGAGGCCGCAGCAAGGAGCCGCCGCGCTGCGGTGTGTGTAGCAAGCAGCTTCGTATCGAGGACATCCACGGCATCGACAACCAACTTGGTCCGGTGTGCCGCGAGTGCGGCCCGCACGTCGTCGCCGCCAACAACGTCCTGCACCCTTTCTGAATCTAAAGCGTCTTTGGTGACGACTTATTTTCCCGCCAACAGAGTAACCCAAAAACTAAAGCGTCAGTAATGACGATATAAAGCAAGCGAACGCATGTATTTCGCATTCAAAAATAGCAAACACTCTATGTTTACAAAAACCAAAACCATACCAGTGGACCGCTATGCCGTGTCCGACAACTACGACCCGAAGGGCGCACTCGCCTTCAGCCGTGAGCAGGCGCCCAATGCCTACTTGGCTGTGATGACAGAGCTGCAGGACCGCATCGCCGACGCCGTCACGCTGTGCAGCACGATGGCGACATCGAAGGAGGGCGGCTACCTCGCACACGCAGCCGGTCAGCTTTGTGCTCTGCAGGAGCTGTGGGACGCGCTCGAAGCGCGCCGTGCGGAGTCGCATCGCGTGGAGTAATGTTCCCGCTTTATACCCAATCGGGCGCAATCCCATCGAAATCGATGGTTTTATACCTGATCGGGAACCTCACAAAAGTTGCCACAAACTGTCAACTTATGTGCAGAAGTGTTTGCGCTTTGATGCATTCGGCATGCCTGTCTGTAAGCGAAATAGTATCGCACAAAGATACATTCCAACGCTTGCCACGGATTACCAAAAATACCACTGGACATTTGTCCGCATTTGTCCAATACTTAATGTATCAACGTGGAGTCGCGCCCTCATGGCGCACAGGTGTTGATCGGACTGAGCGACGAACGCTCTGGCACCATCTTGGGAGGTTTAGACCATGGCGGAAGGGAAAGTGGCGTCGAACGACGCTGATGTAGATGTAGTTTCACTAGCTATACAGGAGCTGTCTGGCGGAATGCCGGAGCAGAAACTGGAAGAAGTGAAATCGGCTGACGAAGCCGAAGATCTTTTACAAGACGAGACAGAAGAAGAGGCATCTAGCGAAAGCGAAGATGTTTCTGAAGATAACGAGGAAGCGACCGAGGACAGCGAAAGCTCCGAGGACAGCGAAGACGAGGAAAGCGAAGCGCCATCACCGGACAACGTCCAGAAGCGCATCAATAAGCTGACGGCGCAAAAGAAGGCCGCAGCCGAAGAAGCCGCCACCGTCAAATCGCAATACGAGGAAGCCCAAAAGCGCCTCGCCGAGCTGGAATCGCAGGTCAATGAGGCTTCGCGCCCGATGCTGCAGCCGACCGCGGAAAACCCGCTCGCCGACGTCGATACCGCCGAAGCGCTTGATGCGAAAATCAAGAGCGCTCAGGAGGTTCGCCGCTGGGCATTAAAAAACAGCGACGGTGCCAGCGTGAAGCGTCCAGACGGAACCGAGACCTATCTCGACTCCGATGCGGTCAAAGAATACTTGATCCGCGCAGACGATATCTTGGTCACGCATGGTCCCGCCCGACGCGAATGGCTTGCCCAAAGGCAGCCCGCCGTTCAAGCCGCGCAGAATCTGTTTCCTGACATCTTCAAAAAAGGAAGCGCGCTCAATCAGGCGTACCAAGCGACAGTCAAGCAGGCGCCGGAGTTATTGAAACTCCCGCAGCACGAATACTGGGTCGGCTTGGCGCTCTACGGTGAGCAGCAGCTCATGGCGAAGCAGGCAGCGTCTAACGCTAAAGCCGCCGCGTCGAAGAAAGTCTCGTCCAACAAGCTCGCAAAAACACCTACCCCAGCGAACCCGATCAGTTCACCGAAAACTTCTACCAAAGGAGCCGTTTCTAAAGCGGCAAAGGACAGAGTTATGAGCGGCAGGATCGACGATCTTGCAGATTACGTCTCGGAAGCTCTGTTCAACTAAGAACAACCTCACACTAGAAAGAACCAATTACAATGTCAGCACCAGCCGGACAACTCTTCCCCTCAGTGGGCAATAGGGAAGACATCCTCGACGTCCTTACTTACGTCGATAACAAAAATACGCCCATTTCCTCAAGCATCGCGCGCGTTGGCGCCGATATCACTAATCCGAGTGTCTACAGTTACCTCGCCGATTCGTACAGCGCTCCGTCCACAGACGGCGTTGTTGATTCCGCCGACGTGACCGAGTTCTCAGATGCGGCCGCAAACCGCGTCATGCTCAGTGCTCGCGCTCAAAAAATTCGCAGAACTGCCCGCGTTTCCGATTGGCAGGCGAACCTCGCTGACGTTGCCGCCATCGGGCGTCGCAAGGAATTTTCCAAGGCTATCGCCAAGACGATCTTGGAAGTCAAACGCGATGTCGAAGCGACCATCAGCTCGGACAACGAATCTGTCGAAGGCTCCGGCAGCGTGGCCTACAAAACTCGCGGACTCGGCAAGTGGATCGCAACGGCCGGTTCTCAAACCGACCTTCCGGTTCCGACCTCGCAGGCGACTCCTTCTGCCAGCATCAACACGACCGCGACCGCCTCGCTCACCGAAAGCGCCCTGCAAAATGTTCTGCAGAGCATTTACGAGCAGACTGGTAGCCAAGATCGACTCGTGCTTGTGGCGGGGCCGAGCCTTAAAAAGGCTGTGACCAATATGACACGCTTCACTGTGAACAGCACATCGAACGTGTTCAATCTTCGCCAAACCGCGCAGGCTTCCAGCTCGGATCGTCTGGTGTCGAATATCTCGTTCTACGAAGGAGATTTTTCGACCGTGGAAATCGTCACCAGCCTATTTTTGGCTGCCAACGCTTCGACCGACGCCGAGAAGTATGCTCGCGGTTACATCATGTCGCCTGAGAGTGTCATGCTTCGCTACGGCCGCAAGCCGCGCTTCCAAGAGCTGCAAGACAGCGGTGGCGGACCTCGCGGTCTCGTCGATTGCATCGTGTCGCTCGCGGTTATGTCACCGAAAAATATGGGCAAGTTCTCCGCGACTTCCTAATCGAACAACTAACTAGAAAGATCGTACTATTATGGAAATCTTTGAACTCCCCGCTGAGACCAAAGCCGCAACCGGCTTTACCCACAAGGCCATCGTCACGCACGTTGACCTCACCGAAGCCACGGCCGACACCGACCAGACCATCGCGCTCTTGAGCGTGGCCGCTGGCGACGTCGTCGAGAAGGCCGCCTACAAACTCGTCACCGCGTTCTCCGATGCTTCGGATGCCGCGTTCAACGACACCAAAGTGCAGGTCGGTGACGGCACCGACACCGATGAATACATCGCTGCCACGCAGGTCAACGTCAACGGCACCGAAGTGCTGTTCGCCGCCAACGTCAACACCGTTCCCTTCGCCTACACGGCGGCCGACACGGTTGACCTCTTGGTCGAGAGCATGACCGCCAAGTCCCTGAGCGAGCTTGATGCTGGAGAAATCCACATCTATCTCGCCGTGACGAAGTTGTCCTCCCTCTAAGCGTCTTAACACACTGCCGTCCGCACTGCGTATGCGGGTCGGACGGCAGAAGTTAGGATGTCAGATCAAATATTCTCCGATCTGGTCGGAGACATGGATGACGAGCTGGCTCACCTTGTAAAAGAGGAGCTGCAGACAGGATGGCGCGCACAACAAGTGATGGCCGCTATCGAAGCTCGCAAAGCCAAACAGGTCAACGACCAGTTAGAACACTGCACTGTAGACGGCATCGGTCAGCACGTTATGGACGTTCCGGCCGATGCTTATTTTGCATGGCAGAAGCATCTAGGTGACGGCTGCTGGTCTGACAAAACATTCCGCCACTGGTTTCTAAAACGGAACCCTGAGTGCGCGATTAAGTATACCCCGCGCAAAACCACCGTCCTGATCTAATGAAACTCGACCGCGACAAAATCACGCGCATGATCAGCGACATCGATCAGGCGGACCACGACGGCTCCGGTTACCTGCATCGCAAGCTCAAGAATTTCAACGTCCGGTATTGTATCTGGGCCGGACAGAGTGACGACGGCCGCAAGCACCAAGCCTTCTACGGCAAGAAGGTTTTTCCTTGGGAGAATAGCTCTGACGTTTCCGTCAGGATGGCCGAGTCGATTATTCGGGAGCGGGTAATTTCTCTCACGTCCGCTTTCTTCAAATCGCGCCTGCAAGTCCAGCCGGTCGAGGTGATGGACGCCCCCAAGAAGAATGCCGCCGAGACTGTGCTTCGCTGGCTCCTGCACAGCCACTGTGCCGACGACATGCGCCGCGAGATCCGCTTGGCTGCAGAGTTTCGGGAGACCTATGGCCTCGCTGTCATGGCTGTCGATTGGGAGCGCCAGACCCGCGTCGAGGTGAAGCGGTTCACGCTCGAAGAGGCGATGATGATGATCGAGGAGACCCAAGATCCCAACCTGCAGGCGCTCCTCGAAGTCGTCCTCGATCCGGCTCAGGAAGAGCTGGCCGCGGAGCTTCTCGGTCAGGTGGTGCCGGAGCTGGGCAGCGTGTCCAAGGTCCGCCAACTCCGCGAGAAGGGCGAGGTCGAGTGGGAAAGCCCCTATATTTTTAGCAGCAAGCCGGTGGTGCGCGCCCTCGAAGCATGGGAGGACGTGATTTTCCCAATCCAGACCGACTCCCTGCAGAGGGCGCCCTTCATCGCCCGCCGCGAGCTACTCAGTGAGTTCGAGCTGCGTGAGCGCGCCGTGCTGGAAGACTGGGACAAGGAGTGGGTCGAGCGTGCGGTCAAGCACCGCGGCGAGATGAAGCGCATCCACATGAACATCCACCGCTCGGACCAGTTCCTGTACGAGCAGATGCGCGACCTGATCGAAGTGTGGCATGTGTATCGCAAGGAACACGACGACCGCACCGGAGCGACCAAGGTCACCCGCACCGTCGTCAGCTACAGCATTACCGACTCCGTCGCCCTGCATGAGCTGATGCCCTACGAGCATCAGATGTATCCCTTCATCGAGCTGCCGCGCGAACGCAACACGCGCCCGCTGCTCGAAAGCCGCGGAATTCCTGAGATTGTACAGTCGGCACAGGAAGAAGTGAAAGTGCAGCGGGACTATAGGGTTGACCGCGCCAGTATCAGCATCATTCCTCCCCTCAAAGTGCCCGCTTCGCGGGGCCGCCTCGATCTCGTACTCGGACCAGCAATGCAGATCCCTGAGCGCCGCCCGAATGAGATTAACTGGATGACGCCGCCGCCGTTCGACCAAGGCAGCATCGAGGTCGAGCAGGCAACCCGCGCGGACGTTGACCGCTACTTCGGACGGATGACCGAGAGCGTGAATCCCAACATCGCCATGCTGCACATGCAGGACTTGGCCGACTCATGGCTCCTCGACATGAAGGTCATGATGATCCAGATCCTCGCCTTGGCGCAGCAGTATATGTTGCCGGAGGAAATTTCTCGCGTCACCGGAAACGCCACGCCGTTAGCTGAAGGCGCCGCCGACATCCGCGGTCGCTATGACATCACTGCCGAGTTCGACGCGAGAACCCTCGATACCGCGGCCTTGGAGGCCAAGATGACGTTCTTGACCCAGAATCTAGTGCCTCTGGATTCAATGGGGGTTATCGACCGAGCGCAATTGATTAAGGTCATGCTCGGTAGCGTAGACCAGAACCTCGCCAACCTCCTCGTCAGGGACATCGGCGCCGCGACGCAGATGGAGATTGAAGACGAGCAGACAGCATTTGCGAAAATCTCCGCAGGCACCGAGCCACCGATCAAGGAGGGAGGACAAAACGCGCAGATTAGATTGCAGACCCTTCAACAGATTGTTCAGTCGAATCCTGCAGTCATGCAGCGCTACCAGTCCGACGAAATCTTCAGAAGCATGCTCGATGCGCGCATGAAGGCGTTCAATTTCCAGCTCCAACAGCAACAAAACGCCGTAATCGGCCGCACCGGCGCCCAACCCGCGCTGCAAAAGCTCCAGCAAGACCAGCAACTCGGCATGACCGCCCAACCCGCCGCCTAACACATGCACCCGAACGTCTCAGTCAGAAACATCGCCGGTCTCAACATACCGCAGCATAACGCGGTTGAGCTGAATTACGTCTCCACGACGAACAACCTTTCCACGGTTGTCTACAAGGAAGGCAGCCAGACAGTCGCCACGCTCACCTTCACCTATGTCGGCGGCACACCAGTCGCGGACGACGCCAACATCGCCACTGTCACTCGTAGCTAATGGCCATTAAGTTCAACCCGCTGACAGGCAACTTCGACTTCACCGGCTCCGGTGGAGGCGGCGGCGGCGCGTCCTATATCGACGGCGAGGTGCAAAACTTCAGCGCGTTGCCCACCGCCAACCCGCCAGCCGTAGACAGCGCCTACCTCGTCCGCGAACCCGAAGGCACTTGGCTCATCAGCCGCAAGCCCGCGGGCATCTACATTCGCGTTGCCACCACCGGAACACGCGCAACTGACTGGACCTACGCGGGGATTCTGCCGGATGTCTTCAACGACGCCAACTTCCTCCTCTACGACAACGCCGACAGCTCCAAAAATTTAGC